TGTGTGCTGCGTGGATCCCGTGCCATGAGTAGTGCAGTTCCACACATATCTCTTCCCACTTCCGGAGCTTGACATATCTCTGGACGAGCACATCGCCCTCGATGCCGTCGATGTCATAGATCAGATCGAATACTGTCTGCCGTGCGTGGAGCGCATCTATCTCTGCCGTCTTCCACGCCGCTGCCTTATCCGCGAGCCTGAGTGCCTTGTCTTCGGTCGGCTTGGATATCCCGGAGCCGTGCGGCATCCCATCGTTGTCGCTTGTCGACCTGATCGCATCGATGAGGAGCAGCTCCTCTTCATACTCTTCCCTGAGTCTCTTGGCTCTGCGGTCAGCATATTCATATTGTTTAAGATATTCTTTTGCTGTCATTACTCTCCTTAAAGTGTGACAGAGGACGGACGAGGTCAGGTATGAATTTATTCAGAATGCTGGGGAAAATGCTTGTGTCCGTCCCCTGTCCTATATCACGCAGGGCTATTTTTTTACGCCGAATGGAATAATAGCAATTCACATAATGAAAAAGGATATAACTGTTGTGCCCTGCGGGATAAGCGTTATTTCCACGAGCAATCCGTCTGCTCACAGCCTACTTCGGTCTGTATGCATTTGTGGTCGCAATCCGTCTGCGGAGTATCGGCATCCCAATCCACTTTGTTGTAATTGCAGACATTCCATATGCACTTGTCGCAATCCGTCTGCGGAGTATCGGCTGTTGGAATACGCAGAATCTCGCAAAGAGCCTTGCTATAGTTAGGACTATCCAACACATATTGAAGTGCATTTATCGCACTCGCTCGTTCAATTAAGTCTGCCATCTACTCGCTCCTTTCCGTCCACTCATACCACGCAAGTATCAGTGATATGGCTATCTCTACTGTGCGCTCGGTCATCACTCGCTCCTTTCGTTCTGCGGAGTATCGGCTTGACGTTCTATCTGTTCCATTATTCTTTTCGCACACGCTTCGATCAGTTTCCTTCGGAAACCGCTGAAGTAACTTTCAAGAATTGCCGTTATATTTTGCTCAAGCATCATCACTCGCTCCTTTCCGTCTGCCAAGCACAATGCTCACAATCGTGATTGCAAATACTCCGTGCTTGTTTGCACATATCTTCCTTGCTGACTTCGACCTCTACGATGATGCCGAGCCTCTTGAGTATGCGTATCAGTAAGTTCTCACGCTCTGTCATTCGCTACTCCTTTCCGTCTGCCATTTGCAATCTTTTCTGAATCTCTTTTTCAGTTTGCCGTTCCGCAGAGTGCAGAACACCGCACCCGTAGCCTTGCCCGTAAAGTCGTACAAACGATGTGACCACTTGCACTTATGGCAATCAATGTATCCTTTAGGCATCGCTACTCCTTTCCGAACCTGTCGGAATGTCCGACAAGTTGCCCATATAGCAGAACCCATCATCGGGAGTGCCGACCTTCCACATCGTGCAGAACCACTTGTCGGCTCTCCAGCAGATGCACTCACGGCACCGTATCAGTTCCTGAGGCTTATCCTCTTCGTCATATGGGAACAGCGGATGTTCCTTGATGATAAACTCTCTACTCATCGTCTGCTCCTTTCCACGGCTTCGGTAATGGCATCCAAGCGATAACCTCGCCTAATATTGGTGGAAAAGTATCATCAATGGTTGCCCATGATTTCGTACTCTCGTAGTACCACCCAACACCGACTATGCTTTTGTCCGTACACCATATAACCACATCACCTATATAGTCCTTTTCGCTCGGCAACCTCTCGCTACAAGGTATCCACCCTTGCGGTCTGTCTGCTTTAGGTACTTCCTCAAGTGTGCTGATGATGTATGCCTTGTCATAGGCATCTGACCATCCGTTATATGCGTTCGGCAATTCGTCAATCGCCTTTATCGCATCAGACCTCTTTATTAAGTCATCACTCATCCTTGCTCTCCTTCCATCTCCTGTACATCTCCTCGGCACGCTCGTCTGCGTCACTCGCCATCACCAACAGGCTGTAGCAGATGATGAGCAGAATGAGCACTATCATGATCAGAACGAACACTATCCACTTCATTCGTCTACCTCCACGCAGACATATCTGCTCCGCTTCAGCTTGCCGCACTTGACGTGAGAGATAGCGCTCCTGACTGTGTTCTTGGTGACTCCGCACATCGCCGCGAGCTCCTCAGCCGAGTCGGCTATCGCATATGGCAGCTCGTAGTATCTCAGGTCGACCGCCATGTAAATCTTCTCGCCTCTCACAGTTCTGTCCTCACCTTTCCCGCCATAGCCAGCGATGCAGCCATCTGCCTCTCGGCGTACCCGATCGCCACGATGGTGTCCGGCTTAGGTACACGTTTGGTCTGCTCTTCCTTCCTCTGACGCGCCTTGATAGCATTCTTCCGCTTAATAGCGAAGTACTTGTCAGGGTTCTCGACACGCCACTTCTTCATACGCATCTTCTTCCCCTCTTCCTTGCATTTCGGATCCGTGCATAAGCGCTGGTTCCAATTCGTTGGATGGAACACCTTGCCGCAGATGTCACAGGTACGCTCCTCGTTCTCTCCTCTTGAATACATTTACTTGTTCCTCTTGTTGTTCGATATCCATATCTTCCTCAGCTTCGCGCCCCTGTACATATCGCTCATTGTGGCTTCTCGCTGACTTGCCTGGTAGCAGTCCCAGCACAGCCAGAGCGTCCGTCTCCCGGTGTAATAGGAGCGCATCCACTTCTCTTCCTGTTCTTCTCCGCAGATGTCACAGTCTCGGATCAATTCAATCGCCTCGCATTTTCATCCCTTAGTCTGTTGTCCCGCTCTTCCAGGTCAGCCCGGATCTGCGGCAGGGCCTGTTCGAAGCGCCGTCTTGCCAGCTCTCTGCTGCTTGCGATCTCAGACCATATGCTGCGCAGTCCCTCGATGTCCTCGACATATTCCTGTATCTCCCTCGGGAGTGAGGCGAAATCATACTGCGTGTATGACCTCGTGCTGCTTATCGTTTCAGCGTGACGATAGACCTTGCGCTGCAGCTCCTCGTCCCACCTTATGCCGCCCGGGTCGAGTGTTGATATGCGTCTCTTGCCATTGGCGAGCATATCGGCAGCTTTGACCAGCTTGGCGAAGAGTCTGTCCGTCTCCGTGTATGGCTTTCCTGAAGAGGCTTTCTTGACCTCTGTATTCAGTTCACCGATGATGTCGCCCGGAAGCGGCATGAACGCTTTGCCCTTACGCACATAACTGTTGACCGCTGCCTCTACCTCGTCATAGCTGTCAGATCTGAATGTCTCTTCCCATGTGTCGAGCATCGCTGCCTTTTCCTCAGAGCCCATCTTCCTGGCCTGAGTTATATAGAGCCGGCATATCTTATCGAGTATCCTTATCGTGTCGTCTCTTGTCATTGCACAAACTCCTTAAAGAAAACCACATCGTCGGGGGAGAGAGGAGCGCTTGCGCTCCCGGTCGAGTTCGCTTGCGAACCGAACCCATTTCCATTCTCATTTACATTTACATTTACATTTACATTGGGTTTCGGTTTGGTTTTGCTTTGGTTATCGTTTGGTTTTGGTTTGGTTTCGGTTTGGTTTTTCTTAGGGCGCCCGCCCTTCTTGCCGTTTTCGTACTTGCGATTATTCGCGTCAATCTGTGGTTGCAACGCTTTGAAGAGTGCCGCCGCGCTCCCCGGAAGGTTCTGTGGCGGCACATCATTCAGCGCATAATTGAACAGAGCTTCGAAGAACTGCAATTTATACTTCTTCGGTAAAAGTTCTATGGCGTCCAAAAAGCTCCTATAAAATACGCAGCTGTCTCTCATCTGTTTCTCTCCCATGCCTTATAGAGTTCCATCCAATCAGCAAACAGCATCGTCACCTTCCACGGCACTCTGTTTTTTCTGTGCATTACGACCGGAACTTCTCCGGGTCTTGCATCGCTGATGGACTGCTCCATAGCATTGTCTATGTTCAACTTTTCTACTCGCTTGATCTCCAGATGTATGCCCGGAAGGCCAACGACATCAGGGTCGCCATTAGCACCGCTGAATTGCTGGCCTCGCCTTGCATCATATCCGTATTCCTTGAGGATATGCGCGGCCTCAAGCTCGCCGCGCTTACCCTTGTCTCTGCTGTTCATTAGAACCGCCTCCTTTGATTGCATAAAAGCGGTGAGGGAATCTGGTGGTGCAGTATCGACCATCGCGGCAATACATTTCGCTCACCCACATATTCCCCTTACCTCTCTTGTTATCGTCACTGAGGCAGACTCTGTCGCAGGTGCCAATCAGCTCCGACTCGCCATTCTCCCACCTATATACCTTGTCGGAGTTGGTGAGATACCTCTTTACCAGCACGATTTTATAATCGGTAGCACCCTCTCTCGGGCACTCCATGAGCACCTTCGATTCGATGCCATCAGCGAGCTCACTGAATGTAAGAACTCTGCCTCTGTAACACTCGACCTCATCGCGCTTTATGTAACCGAGAGGTGTCTCTTTCGGAAGAATGTCAAATATGGTCATCTGCATCTTCATCAGAACGGCAGATCTTCGTCCAGAGCGCTGAACGAGTCGGTCTCTGTGAAGGTCTGAGGCGGCAGCGGCTTATCCTCAGGAATGTTGAACGAACCGCTCTCGATGGTCTTGACCGACCTGAAGCCCCACGGCGATGTACGCCACGACCTTGCGTTGTTGTATTCGTGCTCCTCTCTGCGGAAGATGATGCCGATGTTGGCATCCTTCAGAGCCCCGACATCGAACATATCGTTTCTCCACACGGTGATGCCGCTGTCCTCGAGGGCTGTGCAGAATGACTTGAAGTCTCTGTTGGTAGCGCCTTCGTTGTTGTAGAACAGGATCCACTTCGTGCCGGTGAACGGCCACTTGACCGATGCAGGGTCTTCAGATGCTACTTTCCAGTTCTGATACATGTCCTTGAAGTATCCCTCGAACTCACCGCTCGTGATGTCGAAGAACACCTTGAGCATCGGCTTCCCGGTCTTGCTCTCTGTCTCTTCTGCCTTGAGTATCTTGCAGACATATCCGCCGGCCGGCAGGATCCTCGCCTCGCCGACCTTTACGCTGTCATAATCCTTTGGTTTTCTGAATGCCATTAGTTTCCCCTCCTATATTCCGTAGTATTCTCTTATCGCTGTATCGACCGCCTTCAGGTCGTTCGGTATCTCCAGAGGGAACATGTCCTCCGGAGTCTTTGCTGTGCTCTGCCCGTTGCTCTGCGTGAAGAACTTGTGGTCCTGACAGTAGAGCACGATGTCAAAGCAGCCTTCGACCGTCAGTTTCTCATCGAGCATCTTGCCGATGGTCTTGACCTTCTCGCGGCCATCCGTGTCGAGCTCCGAGTGATGCAGGAAGTACACGATCTTGTCATCCTCCTCGAGGTCATTCACGAAATGGATGAGGTCTCTGAACTTCTGAGCCATGCTCGTGAACTTGTCGTATCCCTTCTCATATGTCCTGTCGAAGAGCTCGTTCACCATTAGGTACTGGCTGTCATCGATGACCACCGCCTTCGTCTTAGCGCCCTTGATGGCTCTCATGATCCATGTGTACTTTGCCGCGTTCAGCGTGGCTGCGTCTCTTGCCTCGCCGTTTGTCGGGTCCTTCGGGACTCTTGCGACCTTGATGTCAGATCTGAACGGGAGCCGTCCCTTCTCGACCGAGATGACTCCGACCTCATCTGCCTTGAACTGCTTCAGGCTGTAAGTCTTGCCCGAGCCGCTTCTTCCGATTACTAATACTGGTAATGCCATTTACTGGTACCTCCTGTCATATACTTGCTGCATTCTGCTTGTCTTCCTGAGGATCTCTCTTGCCCTGCTTCTCTCCTGGGCGATGTAGTCCTCGAATGCGACATCGTCATCCTCTCCGGGTCTGAAGTACCCGTTGCCGTCGTTGATGATGCAGTCGCCGTTCTTGTTTGCGTCTGCGATCAGTCTGCGGAGCTGCCTGTCGACCCTTGAATCCTTCGGCCTCTTCAGAGCGAATTCTGAGCCGGTGCGGATCCTGTAGAACAGTTTGACCGCTTCACTTTTTTCCTTCGGTGTGGTACCATTATCTTGTTCAGGGATTGGCGCACCGGAAGGTGTGCTTTTCTTATGTTCCAAATTCATCATCTTCCTCCTGAAAACTGTGGATATCTTCCGAGCCGCAGTACGGGCACGCGTCATAGTAGCCGTAATGTCTGTCACCGAACAGCGATGACACGCCGTACTCTTCCTCGTAGCAGTAGCGAACGCTTTCGGGCTCATCGAACATTGAGCCGCAGTCCTCGCATCTATACATAGAGTTCCACCAGCTTCGCGATCTTCTCTCTGAGCATCGTGTTCTCTTCCTCGAGCTCCGTGATCCTGTCCTTCGCGGCGGCTTCGATCTCAGACATCCACTTGTCGTACTTATTGACCTCGTTCTTGAGCTTGCTTGCCGTATCGTTCGCGAATGCCAGACGGCTCTCAAGGTCCTTGATGCGGTTGTTCATGAACTCCTCGGAGCTCATCTCGATGTGCTTGTCATGCTTTCCCATTACATATCCTCCTTGTCATATCTCAGCTCGAACTTCTTGGTCGTTCCCGGAGCACCTTCCACTCTGTACGCGATGCAGTTCATCACTTCATCGAAATCATCGAACTCGAGCTCCTCTTCGAGCTCCACCATCTTGTACTCGTCGCCCACCTTTGTGTACTTGCTCAGGACGAGCGTCAGCGTCCACTTTGCATTCTTCATTCCATTACCTCCTCTAAAGTGCTATTGCGATCTCTGCTCCAATCATGAAGCCGAGCACTATCCATGCGGCTATCGCGACCGCCCATGCCATAACTGCCTTGTTCATCCTCTCCTCCTTCCAGGTCGTACCTGACCGTCCTTCCAAACTTGACCGTGCGGAGCTTTCCTTCCCTGCCGTACTTCCACACCGTCCACTTGCTCACCCTGAGCGCTTCGGCAGCCTCGTCTGCTGTGTAGAGTTTCATGCAGACCTCCTCTCGGTGTGTCTATTTTCGACACCTACGATGTAAAAAAAATAGCGTCGATTTCTTCTGGGCTGAGAGCGTAGATCTCCTTGATCGCTCTGATCTCCTTGTAGTCAAAATCCGTCTCCCCGTTGAATCTGCGGTAAAGAGCCGCCATAGAGAGCCCCATCTTGTCTGCAAGAGCAGCCACGTTGTCCCCATTCTTTACAAGAACGGACTTCAACATGTTCGTATCCAAGTTGCACCTCCTTCATATATCTTGTGTTTGTGTCTAAATTCGACACCCTTATTGTATAGACTGTCAGGACACTCGTCAACAATTTGTGTAAAAATTTTCAACCTATGTGAAAAATCTTTAAGAGAGTGTGGTAAAATTGGGACATCACGTGAGATATGCTATCGATAGGAAGGGGAAATGAAATGAGCGAAATGGGAAGAAGGATAAGAGAACTCAGGCTCGATGCCGGTCTTACTCAGGAACAGCTTGGTGACATGGTCGGTCTGCAGAAGTCTGCGATCGCGAAGTATGAGAATGGCAAGACAGAAAATATGAAGAGGAGCGTCATCCAGAAGATGGCCGAAGTGCTCGGAGTCTCCCCTTCGTATCTTATGGGCTTTGAGGATGACGCGCCGTACTACATAGACCCTGCGGCAGCTGAACTCGCCAAAGAAATTGCCAACAGAGACGACCTCAGGATTCTTTTCGACGCGACCAGAGATATTTCAAAGGAAGATATGGATGTGATCATCCGAATGGTCGAAGGATTAAAGAAATGAAAGAAATACCCGTTATTTACATGGATATGCCTCCAACATCAAAAGGCTTCCTGGTGAAGATGTTTGATGACGGAGAAGATTATTACACTATCGTAATCAATCCGTGTTACAACTGGGAACAGCAGCTCGAGACATATGAACACGAGCTGAAGCATATAGCCGGCGAGGATCTCGTCGGCTACTGCGACCCGGACATAGTAGAAAAGTTGAGGCACGCATAACTTAAGGAGAACTGAAATGAAAAAAGTGCTTAAGGTTGTTCTAATTCTTGTAGTGGCATTCTTCGTTGTCGACTTCTTCCTGAGCGACCCGAGCTATGTACCTAAGGACGAGCGCGAGTACACAAAAGTCACAGTTGATGAGCTGTATGAAGAATTGAATGATAACGCACTTCGGGCTGAAGACACATATAAGGACGCATATGTTGCCGTCACCGGGAAGCTGCGGGTCATCGACTCGGAGGCCATAGGGC